GTCGTTGTTAAGGAATTGAGCATACGTCTTAAAGATGATGGAACTTTTGCTGACAGGGAGGATGAGGCTGGACTTGGAGAACCCGTTCTTCCGGGTGTAGGACACGTTCTCCTCCGTGCCTAAGACCTTCACCTTAAACTCCTCCGGCAGAGCGTCATAGACCGCAGACTGCTGCTGACGAATGGAGACATCCGCATTCTGGGCAAAGCACATAATGACAGAGCCGGGGTTCTCGACTGCCGCCTTCACAATGGCGTGCGCGGCAAAGGAGGTTTTGCCCGACCTGTTCCCGCCGCTAACCAGCAGCTCACTATGCACTTCCAGCAGTTCCTCGGCATCCCGCCAATGAGGAAGTTTCCACCCGTACCGATACGGATCACGCCTGCTATTGGAGATAGCCGAGTGGTAAAGCTCGTGGAGCTTCAGGACATCCTGCGGCTCCATCGCCGCCAACTCCTCGTCAGTCGGCGGCTTTAGAACTTCGTGCGGTTCCCAGACTAGGGCCATTGTTAAAGGAAAGCCTCGTTTTCTTTAATTCCGGAAAATGGAAATAAAGGAAAGCCTAGTTTGCTTAGACCTCCACCGGCTTCGCCACCACTTCCACGCTACTAGCCTTCAGCTTGGCCCTAGCTTCCTCAATAGCCTTCATCGCATCCTCCAAGCTAGGCGCGGCACCCTTGTGCTCCACCACCACCTTGTTCTCCCCCAGAGCTGCAAGGAACTTGTCATTAGCTATGCCCCAAGGAATAGCCAAATCCCGGATGTTGGTCCGCGCCAACTGCTCAGGATCCTCCGCCAACTGCCGCATCTTCTCCTTCTGCAACAGTCTCAGACCCTCCGCAATCTCCAGCGCATCCTGCGCCAACTCCCGCCGCCTATCCTCCAAGACCATCTGATGCCGCGCCTTAAGGCGACTAATGGTCTCCCACTTCATCCCCAGCTCCTCCCTGATCTTCCCAAAGGAGCACCCCTCAGCCAACATCTCCAAAGCTTTGACCGCCTTAGCCGGGTCCCGCCTTTCCAAGTAGTTCCCCTCAGCCTCCCCAAACTTAGCAATCTCCACCGCCATCTCACTAACAGGCTTTCTAGCCCGTTTAGCGCGTTCTTTAGCCATAGGGCTATGCTGGTATGCCCCAAGCCCTCAAATCAAGCCTAATCGCACAGGGCGGCTTTTAGGGACATATTGGGAATTTTTTAAAAGGGGTTAGTGGAGCAATCCCAATTTACCCACCACCCCCCCCTCGCGACCCCCTCCCCCCCCCAATTGGAATGAGGTGACCACCCTATGGATAGAACTAGGGGAAATACCCTAAGCACAAGTGTGAGTAACAACCCCTGCGCGGGCGGGGCGAGGCTTAAGGGGGGAAAGGATTGCGCGCCACTCTTCGCCCGCACTCCCTTGCCTGTCTCTCCCTGTCTCCCTGTCTCACTCTGGCCGCCACTCTGGCCTTCCTGTCTTCCTGTCCTTTCTGTCACCCTTGGGGAGTGTACGGTTGGACACTAGGGATTGGGTTTGCCGGGATTTGCGTTTGCGGGGGCCTAGCGTGCGATTTGCGGGGCGCTTGTCCGGGTGCGTACCTAGGTACCAACCGGCCCGAGATTTCGCCTGTATTGCGTTTTGGGGAAATTTCCCCACTTCGGAGGCTGGCAAATACGCGTTACTACGCATTGCGTTTCCTAGGTCCGGCGTGCTACTCTGTAAGGGTAATCTAAATAATATAAATCATACTATGAATACTCAAATTATGACTGGCGACCGCTATGTGGCCGTTTCTTTCGGCGGCGGGGCCTTCAATGTTGGCGGGGTCTGGCGGATTCTGTCGAAAGACGGCACCGTGCATCCAAGCAAGTGGAACGCGGCCAACAAGCGCCTCGAATCCTGCAGCCGGAACGCTCCGGGGATTGCGGTCCCTATGTACCATGCCAGCCGCCGTTTGGAGAATCAGTTGCGGGATGCCGGGATCGCCTTCCGCTTCCTGACTTTGGAAGACGCGGCCAACTAAGAGCTCCCCGTTCCCCTTGCCTCCGGGCGAGGGGATAGGGGAGTCCTTAGGGCTTCGCCAACATACACACACAAAAAATGCACACAAACACCCAACGCCACCCAAGCCCGGCAGCGGTTGAGAAAATGCAAAGGATTTACGCAGCTAAGGGCGCACGCCCGGCAGCGTTTTCCGTATTGCGAGGAGCCTGCACCCTCGCGACCAAAGGCTTGCTTAGCCTTTCGGATTTGCCGGACCTACCGTGCGTAATGAATGCCGCGGACGAGATCGAAGACATATTTTCGGCGGGCGTAACGGCGGAGACGCTGGCCGAAGCCCGGGCGCAAGCAGACGAGGCAATCGCCGAGTTGCTAGCCGAGGAAGGCTTCGAGGTTGGAGGTGGCGAATGAACCGCGCCGTTCTCTCTAAGGTCTTGCCCGCTACCGACACAAGGGGAACGCGCATTGCGTGCTCTTTCACCTCGGCGGGCGAGCCGGTGCCGCGTAAGGAGTTCGCGTGGAATTACGCTTACTCTTCCGCGGAGAATCACGCGCTTGCCGTTCGTCTTTTTTTGAATCTACAGGCGAACGCTTTTGGGGTTTCGGATTCGGCACACTTGGGGCCGGGCCGGTGGGTCCATATTGTGCGCGAGGTCAAAGGGGGTGCCGCGTGACTTGGGCTCATCTCACGCTGAAAAGCGCCAACGCTAAAACGGGCCCTATTCCTGTATCGACTACGGAACCAGATAGCTGCCCGCCTTCTTGTCCGTTCCGGGATGCCGGGTGTTATGCCAAAAGCGGCCCGCTTGCGTTGCATTGGCGCAAGCTAGCGGAAAGGGAACGCGGTATGCCGTGGGGGGAATTCTGCATTGCCATTGCCAGCTTGCCCGCCGGGCAGCTTTGGAGATTAAACCAAGCCGGAGACCTACCGGGTAGGGGCGAGGAAGTTAACCTTTCCGAACTCCGGCAGCTACTCCGGGCAAACAAAGGGAAGCGGGGGTTTTCCTATTCGCACAAACGGAGCCCGGAAGCCCTTGCGGCGATCCGGGAGGCAAATGCAGAGGGCTTGACCGTTAACCTTTCCGGAAATTCCCTCGCCGATGCTGACGCCCTAGCGGAGACCGGAGCCGGGCCCGTGGTTTGCGTGCTGCCAGCGAGCCAAACCACCAACACCCGCACGCCCGCCGGGCGTAAGGTGGTGGTTTGCCCGGCTACGCAACGTGAGGGGGTGTCTTGCGCCACTTGCCAGCTTTGCGCGAGGGGCAACCGTTCCGTTATCGTGGGTTTTCCCGCGCACGGCACCGGAGCCCGTAAGGCAAGCGCCATTGCGGGGGGTGCATCGTGAAAAAGGGGGACTTTATCGCGACCGCCGTTTGGCTTCTGGTTTGCGCGGCCCTTCTTTTTTACGGTGTCGGGCTTGCGTTGCTAGGTTAGCCCAAGCCAACCCAATCAAAGCCTCCCTTTCACCGGGGAGGCTTTTTTGCGCCTATTTGCGGCGATCCCGGCCTTCCCTTGCGCGTTCCCTTGCGTTTTGCGGGGCGCGGGGAACGCGGGGAGTGTCACGATAGCCACAATGGGTCAAAGTGGCCAGAAACGCAAGCAAACGCCATTTCTGGCGATTTCCGAAACTGGGGAATTTTCCCCAATTCCCTGTACTAGGGGGAAACCCCTGTACTAGGGTCTTTCCCCTACGTAGTCCTACGTATTGACCTGTACCTACCTGTACCTATGCCATCGCCCTGCCGGGCGCACGCATTACATAAAAAATGCCCTTAAAGGCCAAATCCGGCCTTAAAGGGCAAATCCCCTTAAAGGGTGAATCCGTCAGCGGATTTCCTTAAAGCCCAAATCCGCCAGCTTCTGGCGAGCCTCGGCGGCGCTGTTGAAGTTCTTCCCTCGGTTGTGTCCGTAGGGGTTGCCCTGAAAAAGCATCGCCCGGCCCACGTCGGGCTGGGTGATGGCGAAGGTCTTCTGGGTGGTGGAGTAGGTTGCGATGATCATTTGTGTGTGTGCTTAGGCTTTGCGAATATGGGTGGTCTCTTCGAGCGTGCCGGGGAAGCGGCGACCGAAGGCGCGCTTGCCCTTCCGCTGGTTAAAGAAGCGGACGCCAGCATAACGGGGATCCTGCTTCATCGAGGCGACGAGATGGCGGGCGTCCCAACGCTTGCCAGCGAACACCTGCTGAGTGGTGGTGCCGTCGAAGTACAGGACTGCGGCGGCAATGTCGGGCTGAACGACGAGCACGTAAGGCTCGTTGGGGAGGGTGGCGATTTCTTTGATCATTTTTTGTGTCGGGCTGTGCCCTACGTCACGGAGCAAAAGCGTTTCGGTGGTACAGGTCAATGCCGTTTTTCAACTTTCTTCACAGGTACAGGGCTTGCCTGCGTTTTCCGATTCGGAAAGAACTGGGTATGCCCGAAGCCCAACTTCTCATCCTGTTCCTTGCGATTGTCCAAATGGAGAGTGCCGGGGACCTGTCTGCCCGCAACGGGTCCGCCGTAGGCCCGGCTCAGATCCAGCCAGCCGTGGTTAAGGACATTCAAAGCTGGGGGCACCAAGCCTCCTTAAAGGACCGATCCACCCTTGATGGCAGCTTCCGCCTGTTCTGCCTCTACACCGACAGATGGGTGGCGCGGCACCGGCTACCCGACACGCCGCAGACGCGGGCCAACATCTGGAGACACGGGCCTAATTCCCAGTACGCCTTAAAGGGCCAATCCACAAAATACGCCTTAAAGGTGCAATCAATGGTTGATGATCCAAGTCTCGGTTGGGCTCACCCTAACAGCCGTAAATGGCTGGCTGACCGAGGGAAGCGTGACCTGAGACGCTAGGGTGATGGCGACTTTCTTGGCGGGGATCCCGTTTAAAACCTTCACCTTCTTAGAACTTTCTTCAAACATATCTAGCTGGTCTTCAGAGGCTTGCACGCTTAAAGGCAAAATCCCACATCTAAAGCTTGATGTCAACCGTCTGTATGGTAAGGTCTCGTTATCAGGTGCGTGCCTGAGAAAACTATTTCGCCCGACTGATCCTCGGGTGGGTTGTTCAAGCAATGGCCCGTCAAGCACGCACTTGGCGGGCCTTTTGCTTGTGACAACAACCTACTCAACAGATGTGTGCGCTGGCCGTGAGCCGTTTATTCCGGCTTGGCTATTCGACCTCGGGCTGACCCCGCAAGAGGGCTGGGTGCTCTCCTACCTATGGCGCTGCCGCAACGCGCAGACGGGCCTATGCAACCCTGCATCCGCGACGATTGCTGAGAAGGCTAATCTCTCGGTGCGGGCGGTCTTTGCCGCCCTTAAGTCCTTAAAGGACAAAGGGCTGATAAGGGTTAAGCCGGGAAATAGTGCTCGGTCTAACGCTTACGTTCTCACCCTTAATGGCGTAGAACTACGTATGCACCATATGCACACCAAGGTACATAACTTAGATAATACTAAGAATACTAACCTTGGTATGCACCATATGCATAGTCTCCCCAAGGACGAGAACCTTGGAGTGCTGCATAAGGGCGAGACACATTCAGCATTGCTTCGGAGGCTAAAGCCCACTCTAAGCCCGAAGGCATACCACGATTACCGCGTTGAGCTTAAAGGCGATGGCTATGCCACCGTAATCGACCTTTATGGCGGGCGAACCCGCTTCCCGTTTCCCGTTAGCCAAACCTAAACCCAACAAGACAGATGATGACACTAATATGCACCGGACTCGGATTCCTGATCGGAGTCGTAGTCGGAATTGTGATTCAAAGTGAAGATGGCCCTGACCGGGAGGACTTTGAGTGAACCACGCAGAAGAAGCCATCCGGCTAATCACCGGGGACCGGAACGAGAGCTACGGAACCCCAGATCAGGACTTCTCGGGCATCGCCGCGATGTGGACCGGACTCCTCAACACCCGGCTCACCAGCCCCATCACCGCAGAGGACGTTCCGCTGATGATGACGGCCTTAAAGCTTCGGAGGCAGGCACATAAGGCTAAAGCGGACAATTTGATTGACGCGCACGGCTACTTGCTGTGCCTTGAGTGGATGCAGACGGGGAAACGCCCCGTCGTAGGAAACCAAACACAGAAACCAGCACACAATGAAGATTAAGAGACCAGCCCTCTACAGCCCCTTGGCAATGACCGCCTACTTCCTCGGACGGGCGGAAGCCCACCGACTGATGGCGCAAACCGAAACCCGCGAAACCCTCCGGCAGGGCTCCCGGCAGATGATGCGCCAAAGCGCCCTACGGGCGGTGCATTGGATGAAGCAGATTGGAGGTGTGTCTTGATTAACGAGCACGGCGATATGATCGCCATCTCAGCCTACTACAAGCTGCAGGCGGAACTGAAGGCTCAGGTGGACGACCTCCAAAGGCAATTGGACAACGCTCGGACTGGCTGGCTCTGTGAGACTTGTGATGGCCGGGAGTGTGAGGGCCAGAGGCAGAGCGAGCTTATGTTCGCGGAGAACGAGACGCTGCGGGCGGATAAGCAGCGGTTGGATTGGTTGCAGAACTCGCATTATTGGCCGCATCCACCGCTCGGGGAAGACATTCGCGCCGCCATCGACGCCGCACGAAAGGAGCAGCCGTGACACCATACGAACTCAAACGCATTCTGGACGACCACGCTTTGTGGCTCGCGGGAAGTGGGGGCAAATGTGCTAACCTGAGCAGGGCCGATCTGAGCGGGGCCGACTTCAGCTGGGCCAACCTGAGCGGGGCCGACCTGAGCGGGGCTTACCTGAGCGGGGCCAACTTGCGCGGGGCCGACCTGAGCGGGGCCGGCCTGAGCGGGGCCAACCTGAGCGGGGCCAACCTGCGCGGGGCCGACCTGAGCGGGGCCGGCCTGAGCGGGGCCAACCTGCGCGGGGCCGACCTGAGCGGGGCCGACCTGAGCGGGGCTTACCTGAGCGGGGCCAACCTGATCGGGGCTAACCTTCGCTCGGCCGACCTGCGCGGGGCCGACCTGAGCGGGGCTTACCTGAGCGGGGCCAACCTGATCGGGGCTAACCTTCGCTCGGCCGACCTGCGCGGGGCCGACCTGAGCTGGGCCAACCTGAGCGGGGCCAACCTGAGCGGGGCCGACCTGAGCGGGGCCGGCCTGAGCGGGGCCAACTTGGTCGAGGCGACTGGCCTACGCTATGCCCAATGCTCGTTTGACGCGCACGGCGAGAGAGGACGACAGCTATCTGGCGTAGTGATCGCTGGAGAGCTGCGGCTGTTCTGCGGTTGCTTTGCTGGCACGCTAGCCGAGCTAGATGCCTACATCGACAACGGAGAAGAGCGCTACAAGGCGACGCGCAAGCTGGCACGCGACTTCATCGTCGCCGCCATCGACGCCGCACGAAAGGAGAAGCCGTGAGTGACCAAGAGCTTCATCTCCGGACAATAATTGAGCGGTTGGAGCGCGAGAACGCCGTGCTGCGTGAACAAATAGACGATTGGGAGAATGCGGTATTGCACGCCCTAGATCATCGACCCGACGAGCAACATTGCACTTGTGTGGCTCCATTAGTCGGGAAGGTGAAACAACTGGAGCGTGAGAACGCCGCGCTGCGGGCCGCCATCGACGCCGCACGAAAGGAGCAGCCGTGAGCTATCCAATGCATCCTAAAGCTCAGGAGATAGAGCGCCGCCTGATGCAAATGCAGATGGTCAAGGAGATCATCGCAGACCTCCATTGCGGATGGCGTGCGATTAAACGTCAGCGGCGACGCATCGGACTAAAGCTCATCTGGGCAACTGAGGCCGAGCGAATCGCGATTGCTGATAAGCGGGGCGTGGATAGGAGGTTAGTTACGTGACTCCCTTAACATCAAAAGCCCAGCTTGATGTCCTGCAATGCGGCAGACCGGCCAAAGTTAAAGCCGAGTTCGCCGCCAATCTAGAAACACAAATATATGCCCTCACAGCCTTCATCCGCGACCCCGAAGTCTTTCGCCACCTCAGCGTGGAACAGCGTTCCGAACTCGACTCTATCTTTACGGATAAAGTTTGAAAACGCGCTACGATCAGGAATGACCCTCAAAGAATTGCGGGCTGAGTTCCGGCAGATCGATCCGAAAACCGTATCCCATCGAATCACCACGATGGGCTACCAGAAACACTACCTGACCAACGAAGAACATAAACACATCCTAGCTCGGAGAAAGATACAAAATGAAACTCCCGCACAATGAAGAGGCTGAGAGGATTGTCCTCTCGGTCGTGATGAACGAGGGTCCATCGGCCCTCCTAAAAGCTCTGGACTACAAAGTCACAGAGGCTTGGTTCTACAACCAGTTTGCCAAAGTGATCTGGAAGCAGGTCAACGAGGCCCACATCCGGGGCATTGGACTGGAGCCGCACATCATCTGCGCGGAGCTGAAGAAGACCGACCCTGACCTGAAGAGGTGTGGAGGGATGCAGAACTTCGCAGACATCTCAGGAGCCTCGCCTACGCCCCTAGCTTTCGCTTATAGCCTAGACGCCTTGCGGGATGCGTATCAGGCCCGCGAACTGGCTGTGGTGGCCTCAGAGACCACGCAAATGGCCCTAGCCGGCAAACCGCAGGTCGATGAGTTTGTCGCTAAGATCAGCAAGGTCTTGGCTATCCGCAATCAGACGGCTACGCAGGTAAGCCTCAAGGATGCCGCGAGTCAGGTGATGGCGGACCTCGCCAAGCTTCTCTCAGGGGAGGCTGAGCAGACTGGTATGACTTGGCCTTGGCCGGATATGACCAAGGAGCTAGGTGCCGCAACTGGAGGGGAACTGATCGTCATCGCCGCCCGTCCGGGTGTCGGAAAGAGTTCAATGGCTCGCGACATCTGCCGCCACTTTGCGTCCCGATATGGCGACACGCTGCTCTTTTCGCGTGAGATGCCGGTGAAGAAGGTCTGCAAAGGTTTAGCTGGGATGATGTCGGGCGTCTCCGTCCGCGCCATCGAATCCCGGCAAGCCTCCCAGCACCAGATCAAAGCGTTTGAGAACGCCCTGAAGGACATCGAACTGAACCTGTCGAAGCGGCTGCACATCTTCGACTCGGATCGGAACCCATCCCAGATCGCCGCCCGCATCGAAGCGTGCAAAGCGTTTATGCAGGTGAAGGCTGTGGTCATCGACTACCTCCAACTTTACGTGCCACCGCACGGAAAGGGAGAGACGCGGGACATTGCGATTGGACAGACGACCCTAGCCTTCAAAGACCTCGCCGTCTCGATGGGCATCCCCGTGATCCTGCTGGCTCAGGTGAGCCGGGAGGTGGAGAGAGAGAACCGCATTCCCCGCCTCTCAGACCTACGGGAGTCCGGCAACATCGAGCAGGATGCGGATAGAGTCATCTTCATTCATCTGCCCACGGAGAACTCCGAGGGAGGGACGCAAACCCTCAACGATCAGACCGTGCAGAATTTAGAGGTGGAGATCGTCCAAGCTAAGGGACGCGACAACGGCTGCGCCTCTATCCGAATGGTCTTCAACCGTCCCACCACCAAGTTCCAGCAGATCGCACGATGAACGGCAAAGGCGATTCGCCAAGGAATAATCACTCGGAAGCCTTTCGTAGTGGCTGGGATAGAGTTTTCGGCAAAGAAAAGGCTTCCCTTTCTGGGAACAATCCACCACAAGAACAGCGACAAAAAGATGATAAAAATGAGACCCGACAGAGACACTTACGAGACGCAGCTCGCTAAGGCTGCGATGGTGATCAGCGGCTTTCTGAGCCGCTTTCCAGAACCCGACTGCCAAGAGCAGGCCGAGGTTGTTGAAATGGCTATGCTTTGGATGCAGGAAACCAACGAAATGATGGAGGATAAAAATGAAAACATCGGACAAAATTGACCTGATCAGCGCGGCCCTGTTGGTCGCTCAACGCGAGGTGGGGAACGCCAGCAAGGACGCCAAGAACCCGCACTTCAAGAATAGTTACGCCAGTTTAGGTAGTGTTATTGATGCGGTCAAAGGACCGCTCAACAAGCACGGCATCGTCGTCCTCCAGTCCCTGAGTTCCACGGATTGCCACGGCCTGTACCTGACGACGCGCCTGCTTCATTCCTCCGGTCAGTTCATTGAGGATACGGCGTTCTCGCCTACCCCCAAGGCTGACCCGCAGGGCGTAGGCTCTGCGACGACCTATCTCCGTCGCTACGCTCTCGCGGCCTTTCTGTGCATCACGCAGGAAGACGACGATGGCGAGGCCGCTCGTCCGGCCAATCCCGTAATCAAGAACTACGTTCCCAAGCCCGTCCAGAAGGACGATCCTTTCTGACCCGTAACCAAAACCACAACCAACAATAATATGACCTACGACAACACCAATAAGGGCGTTCTTTTCCGCGACACCAACAAGGAGGAGGGCTCCAACAAGCCGGACTACACCGGCAAGCTCAACGTCAACGGCAAGGACTATCGCCTCGCCGGGTGGCTCAAGGAGGGCAAGACTGGCGGCAAGTTCCTGTCCCTGTCCATCAGCGAGCCCCGTCCCACCAATAAGCCGTCCTCCACGGACGAACTCTGATGCATTGGTACACCGTCGAAGGACGAGCTGCACATACGCAGCCCACCAAAAAGGGTGCTAAGAATCCCTTCCGGGCCACCACGATTCGGGACGCGAAGGAGCAGGGGCTCCTTCCGTCCATCACCGGCATCCTGTCGGTCATCGACAATCCAGCTTTGAACCGCTGGAAGATGGGCAAGGTCGCGGAGTACTGCTTCAACGCTCCTCCCATTGGGGATGAGGAGATGCACGAATACGTCGCTACTGCTCTTTCTAGGGCAGTAGACGAGGTTTCGGACGCTGCCGAGCTTGGCACCCGCATCCACGCAAACATCGAGGCACATCTCAAGGGACAGCCCGCTCCTCACGGCGGGCCGGAACTGGAGATGGCAATGGGTGGCATCACAGCCGTGGACAAGATGGGGTTGGACATCGCAGACTCTGAGGTGACCGTTGTTTCACACGAATACGGGTACGCGGGGACCACGGACCTCGCGGTGACCAAGGGAATGCTGTGCGGGATTCTGGATTTCAAGTCCACGAAGACCACTCCCGGCGAGCCCATAACTCCTAAATTCGGGCATATCCCCCAGATCGCGGCCTACCACGTTGCGTACTGGTGCAATGGTGGACCGATCAAGGAGAACTCCGTAGGGTACAACGTCTACATCTCCACCACGGAACCCGGACGTATCGAAGTCGTTGAATACTCAGCGGCTGAGATGCGCGAGGCGTTCGAACTGTTCTGCTCCGCAGCCCAAATCTGGAGGTACAAAAATGCCTACGATCCCCGCCGGTCTTAGCATCGGAGACTGGCAGAACATCCGCAAGTGCGTAGCAATGCGCGCTGGGATGGCTCAAGCCTTCAACCCCCAGACTGCTAAACAGCTCTGGACACTCCACGACAAACTTGCGACGCTCACCTTTAAGAAAAGTAAGCCGGAAAAGGCAGGAAGCCCTGAAGCTCTACCGG